AGCCCCCCCCCCCCCCCCTAGAGATTTTGCATTAGCGAGCCAAGTAATTATATATGACAAACACGCTTGGGCGATTCTTGATATAAAAAAATAAATAAATATAAAACGTTCTCTGGGAAAAAGTTGTTGCGTTTCAAATCATTGTTCGATTTTTAATTTTGCATTTTGCGGAATATAAAAAGGCAGAGCCCGATGATTTGGAAGTCAAACAAACATCAGGATTATGCAATTGACAATTGGCGAGGAAGAGGTTTGTAATAATGACGGATATCGACAGGCTTGAACGATTTAGTTTGCCGCACGGTTCCCTCCGGTTGGAAGATCGGGTCGCTATAGCTGGCGCAGATTTTGCCGAAATTTTTTATATTACATGTAAGTAAAACAAATTCAAAAAAAAATGTCAATCCACGGTCCTCAAGTCAAACGAAGAGTACTGGCTCCAAATTTGATTTTACCTTCAGATCAAGCAACTACAAAATCAGAAATACCATCGGATTTTGATGTGGCTTCCGCTAATTCAAAACAATGGGAAGAATTACGTAAAAAACAGTCACTTCGTTTTTCAAATGACATAAAAAAAGCAGAGTCAACTGTCTTAAATAAAACAAAAGTTGATGAAAAAAAATTGAACAAATTGAGCGAAGACACTGAACCATTGGTTAAATACAATTATAATGTCAAGAAAATAGTCAGTATTTTTAAAACTTACAACGAGACTCTAGATAAGTACAAAAAAGCTCTTGCTCAAAAAGACGATGCTAAATATAATAAATTGCAGGATTTATATAGAAAAGCTGGACAACTGCAATCGGAATTAAGAATAACAGTATCTCAAATTGAAAATTATGAAAAGAATTATAAAATAGCCCAAAAACAAGATTTAAAAACATACGTCGAAGCAACAAAACAAAAATTGGAAGATTTACCACAAAAACCCAAGCAACCACTAACCAAAACAGGACCAATCCCCGACGATAAAAAAAGGATTTTTGTTCACAAGATATGTCGAGAAGTTTTTTATTCCTATCTAGCAACCAAGGATAAATACATTCGCCGAAAAATCAAGAAGCCAAATGAATGGTCGTTTGTTGCTCGCAAGGATGTTCCTGTAGAAGTTTTAAAATCAAATGGTATGAAACCCACGGCCGACAAAAAGAAAAAGTGGCGTGACATGTTGGCGAAAGTAAGAAAGGTGTCAAATAAAACTCCTGATACAAATCAAAAAAAGTGGGCTTCTATGTTGGCGACCGTAAGTCAGGCCGAGGCAGCTTCCGCAAAAAAAAAGAAAGCACGGACTCTGGCTCAACTACAGAAACATTGATTTCAGCAAATTCGGACGAAATGAATGATATAGAACATTTAATATAATTAAAAGGTTATCTGTTGTAAAATTCCATAAAACAAACATGTAAAGGTTTCTTTTGGTGATATTGAGACTTATAGATAAAAAAAATGCTATCCTTATGTGATTCACGTGTTCGATTTACCGAGAAAAAGGATCAAGCATCAGTTAGCAACGATTTCGCTGCGATCAAGTTCTCTCCCATGCAAGAGAAATAGAGAGTATGCTTGATTAGAGAATGCGCCTCCTTGTTTTCCAATCCCGGATCATCCTTTTGGCTTTGACTCCATCGAAAATGTGTCCCGTGGGAATATGTGCACAGAAAAAATGGTTATGTCACATGGTGCATCCAGAATTTGAAAACGCTATCTTTGGATCATCACTTATGCTCCTTTTCTATCGGCATCATATTTTCCGGTAGCGGCAAACATGACTCTAGAGAGTTTGCACGGCTCGCATACGCACATCGACCATGGATGCGATGTTTCTCTGTTATAAACTCTTTGGAAAATGCGAAACTGTGGCATGCTCAAATCTTTGATCTCTTTGAACAACGATATAGGAAAAGAAGTGTCTGTTTCGGGCGTAATTGTGGCGGGTTGAGTACTGTAGTACACCATAGTGACCCGATCCGCCAGCGTTTCTCTCCGTTCGCAAGCATCAATCAGATTATCTCCAATCCAACATCTGGTGTTTACGCTTTTCATGATCAGCGCTTTTGTGAAAACCTTGGAGAATTCCACCCTTTGACGATTGTCCAAGGTTATCATGGCGATGTTGGTGAACGGCATTTCTTGAAGTTTGTACTTTGACACCAAGCACGGTTCCCAGAAGCCGCAGGACCTATAGCACGCGGCGTGGTTCATATAACACACCCAGGGTGCGTTTGATATTGATTTATTTTTATGACTCTCAAAGTTTGTCTAAACTTTTTTACATTTTGCAAAATGCAAAATGTAAAATGCAAAATGCAAAATGCAAAATGTAAAATGTAAAATGTAAAATGCAAAATGCAAAATGCAAAATGTAAAATGTAAAATGTAAAATGTAAAATGTAAAAAAAAATTTAATCCAAAGTCGGTCAATGGTTTGAAACGCACCGAAAAAACAATAGTTTTCTTCCACCCAGAGTGCGTTTGATATTGGTTTAATTTAATGACTCTCAAACTTTGTCCGAACTTTTTTACATTTCGCAAACTTCCAAGTGCAAAGTGCAAACTTCCAAGTGCAAAGTGCTGTCTGCAGCAAGGGTCGGGTCCAGATTAATAAACAGCGACAATTTCACCTAGTACAGAAAATTCAGACGGTAATTTCTGTATGGTGCAACCTGCAATAAGATCGTTGGAGTAAAAGGGTTTGGTACCCCAAGATAATCCAAAAGTGATATGCGGTACTGGGTTTGCGCACGGAATATCGGAAGGAAGCTCAACCACGAGCGCGATACATTTATCGTCGGCAACATATCCTATGCATTTCACCAAACATTTTTTACCCACGATCTCTGAATATTTCAGTTCGGGTGTGATTTTCTGACGACCGATATACTTCAACGTAACGTGATGACTGGAGAGGATGTTGATCGTTTTCGGAACCGGAATCATCGGAGAGAGTTTTTCAGCGCCATCGACTTGTATAGCGTAATACAATGGACTTCTCGACTCAATTAGTTGACTTGCTTCTAGAAATTTTAATACAGAAAAGACCCACTGATCCACAGATTCGGTCACGTCGACTCTGATCGCCGGTTTCTCATTTGTATCCAGAGGTTCTAAATCATTAAAAAACCCAGCAAGCACCCTATCTAGACATGGTGTAGTGGATACTAACGATACATGATCAAGTCCTCGGTGTATAATACGTTGGCAAGCCAGAAGGAGCCATTCTTCATCTCCTATGGGGTGGAAAAAGTCAATGAAAATGCATTTTACATTAGCTGGCAGAATGTCCAACACATCTTTTCTAATTTTACGTGTGTGATGTGACTTGCCCAAAATAAGAGGAAACTGTCCTTTTTGGACGAGCAATCGTATTTTCGCATGATATGCTTTGCGGCTTTGCTGTGTCATGTCTTGGTCTAGATAAGTTCCATTCAGCAATCGAGCCAACGCTGTACCCAGCGTCGTCTTGCCAGATCCTGGAGGCGCCTTTAACATTAAAACCAGTTGGGGGTCTTCTGGAAGTTTGCGGAATTCATGAATGAGAGTCGGCATATTTGCAAACCCCTTCCCGCGACAATAATCATAAAAAGACTGCGCCTTCTTGCCATGCTTCTTTAACACAGTTGGCACGAGCGATCCATGTTTGTGCATGATCCTCTTCATAGTTTCTCTAACGGCGCGCCAGAATTCATATTGTTCCGATTTTACTTTATATGCCCAAACTACCATTCCCGAAGCAATAACATACATTACGGCGCCCTCCGAATTCTCCTCTTGTTTTATGATGGAGTGCAACTTTTTCGCGTCTGATATATCGGAGACGCTCACTTTGACATGGGGTAGTCCAAGATCATCCGAAATCCTGGCCATGTTCTCGGGGGTCTCTGCCATTATAGCAGGCGCCATATCTACCGCGGTAAATCCAAATACATAAATACTGTCTTTCTCATACAATGTGATGTGCTGACTGTCTAAACGGCACGACTCGCAATTCATTGTATATCCAGTTTTCTCTAGGTAAGAACTGACGCGGTCGAGAGAATTGGAATACTGATGAAAGAAATGCCCAGCCATCTGCTTAGCAAATGAGTATTTTTCAGTTTTCTGGTATTCGTTCATGTCCGAAAACTCCATTCCTCGTCGAAGTACCATGCGGACATTCTTCGACCCAATCAACCAAAAACCCCCGAAAAAAGCTACTCCCATATACTCTCCGTTCTCTTTGCTAGTCATATATAATTCGGTGCAAATCATGCCGTCCCGTAGGTATGCTGGGGTTTCTTCATAGGAAAACTTCAAGTATCCAAATAGCTCCTTTTCTGCGATCTTTTCTTCGTTCAAAAAAACTTGAGCAATGGACGACGCTCGTGGTTGGCCGCGCCACAGATTTTCTATTTTCAGAGCATTGTTGTCGCGGTAAGGCAAATAACAAAAATCCTGAATAAGAACTTTGTAGTTTCCCAAATTAACAATTACTTGTGAGCTTTTCCGAATATAACGTGGATACTGATTCACAAACTCGAGTCGTTTTTCCATATTTTTTTAGGAATATGAAAAGGATTTTTTTAATTGACAAACAGATTGAGCTAGATCGATCTTAAATTATATTGTCTTAACTTTAGTACAAAGTCCAAGAAAAAAAGCCAAAAGAGTTTTTTTTTATTGTTTTAATGAATATTGGATGGTTTCTCCTTCAGGAAATGAGGAAAAAGCACATATCTGGCATAAGATGTCTTTGATTTGGTCAATTGTCATGCGCTGATATATCTTGGAAAGATTGTCAGAGTATGAAACATTCATAATTTCGCAAATACATAAAGAGCGAGGATAACAGATACGACATTTAGTACGTAATTCAGCAAGAGCAGTGTTATCTTCCTTGTCAAACCAAAACTCCATTCTTTGGGGTCCGCATATTGGTCGCAAGAATTCGGTCGGAGATACTTGCACAATTTCCATATCAATGGGGAAAGGAATGAAAAGTAGGGTAATCTTATCAAGATCAAAAGACATGGACAACGGCTTCTCCGCCAGCCTCCTAACACGATGACTCCAGAAAGCCGCGAAACTGGATACACGAGGGCGTATGAGTTTATAAATGTTGTTGCATCGACTGTCAATCAACGGCAGCAGCTCTCCGAGTTCTTTAAAGGGAATGAAGCTCCAAATCATAATGAAAATGTCGTTAGAGTTGGCGACCTTGGATGATGGAAGCCAATACGGGGCCCGGGGGGCCCGGGCGACAACGCCACCATCTTGTGCCTTGCGCTTCATGCCGTGAAGGAGATGGAATTGTTATGTAACTCTAAAAAATTATAATAACATAAACCCCAAGTAATAGTAAATTTACGGATATATTTTTGCGTAAAATTGTACAACGACGTAAACCCGTGTCATATTTGTCCGGGATCTCTCTTGTTTCCACCAGGTATATTTGCTGTTGTGTTGGACTTCTTATTGAAATGGGTTTGGGTTTGATTATAGTCGACCAATTGGGCTCTTCGATATCAAGGTACTTCTATGTGGGGGGCCATTCATATGTTTGAGACTCTTTTTCTTTCTATTGTCTGTGTTGGACGTTCTGATAATGTTGCCACTGTAGGCGTTGATGCTAAACTATTTTGTAACAAGCTTGCTTGAGGACCTTTGTTTGTGTTGTTGGATTATGGCCAGTTTTTTTTCTCTCTTTCTGAGCGTCGAATTTTTCTGTTTTTACAGGTTTTTTTCAGCAATGAGCAAGCGAAAAGCCGACGATGACTTGGGAGCACCCCCGAAGCGATCCAGAGTTGGGGGCTCACTCAACACTTTGCTGGGCGAGCACCTTATAGACGACCTAGTAGAATTAACAATGGGGTACTTGATAGATTGCCCTTACGAAAGTATCATGCTAGGGATTATGCCTAGCAATTCAAATTTTGATGCCGTTGCAGCGGCAGATATCTGCATCAACACTAACAACATTGAACTTTTTTCGGCGTGTCTTGCAAAATTTGATACCGAGCAAGGCACCACAAATGAACACAAGAGTGTTGAATTAGAAATTTTGATCAAGAATTCCATGGCCCTTAACCGGGTTGATTTTGCTAGAATCCTTGCAAACCGATATCCAGCTTTGTTACCTGGTTATCTCGATGTTTTTACAATCAGAGAAAACAAGGAATTTCCTGACGACTACAAGATTGTCACGTATGGTGCCGATGTCTTGTTATTCGGATCCCTTTATAACAAGCCCTTTTTAGACAAAATAATCGAAACACACTTAAAGTTAGATGACAACATCATTGAAGAAATCTTGCACGCGGCAGCCAAACTCGACGACGTTGTTGCTTTGGACGGAGTTTGGACTCAACTGGCTTCGGTAATTCAGCCCCAAGATCAACAAGACTATATTATTCGTCTTTTGCCCGAATCCTTCCTGATTGGAAGCCAAAACGTCGTCAAGTATTTTATTGAAAAAAAGCTTGTCTCCCCTCCTGTTGTGCAGCGGCTTGTGTCTGCTGCTTTCGAGTGCAACGACATCTCGAAAGCTTTATGGCTCTTTCCACTCCTAAGAGACCACTGCGCAGTTGAGTGCGAGTCGTTCTACGGGCGTTCTTATATTCACCCGTCATATTTCACCGAGTGCATGAACCTCTTTCATGCTACGTTCGGAAGAAATTGCAAATCCAGCTGGTTTAGAGACATTATTTACAGCCACCGCAAATTTCCAAAAACAAATGGCGCAATCATTGCATACATGAATCGGCATGGAATTATCTTTGGCGTCCCTAGAATGAACACTGGTGGCAGGGCTTCTCAGCGCAGATAGCCCATGTCTTTTTGTTCTCCGCTCAAAGTTGTTGTAAAAATTTTTGTGTATTTTGGCATTTTGCATTTTGCATTTTGCATTTTACATTTTGCAATTGGAAGTTTGTTAAATATAGGACAATTGTTGATGACCTTATAATTAAATCAATATCAAACACGCTTTTGGAAAAAAGGTGTGCGTTTCAAACCATTGTCCGACTTTGGATTAAATAATTTGCATTTTACATTTGGAAGTTTGTTAAATATAAAAAGTTCGGACAATGGTCAAGGACCATATAATTAAATCAATATCAAACACACTTTGGGAAAAACGTGTGCGTTTCAAACCATTGTCCGACTTTGGAATAAATAATTTTGCATTTTACATTTGGAAGTTTCTTAAATATAAAAAGTTCGGACAATGGCTGAGGACCATATAATTAAATCAATATCAAACACGCTTTCGCAAAAAAGGTGTGCGTTTCAAACCATCGTCCGACTTTGGATTGAATAATTTGCATTTTACATTTGGAAGTTTGTTAAATATAAAAAAGCTCGGACAATTGTTGAAAACCATATAATTAAATCAATATCAAACAACTTTGGAAAAAAAATCCACGGGGCTGGGTTTCTCACAGCACCGAGTTTGCCCATTAAACCTCGTGGCGCCCGAAAATGCGCTTTTTCAAAGTTACGTAAAGGTTAAGACAAGTTATGGTTGATCCAACGTATTGGAATCATAGTCCGTCTCTTTTCATAGAGAGATCAAAGGGTTTGAAAAAGTTGACACAACGCTTTTACAACTGTTACACAAGTAAGACATTTTGTCTTACTCTTTATGGTTAATACAACGTATTGGATTTATAGTCCATCTCTTTTCTTAGAAATACTAAAGGGTTTGGAAACGTTGACACAGCTATTGAACAACTGTTATGCAAGTAAGCCATATAACGCTCTCCTGTTTTGGCTGACAGATTTTGCCGTTTTCTAAAAAGTTTTTAGGATTATAACACCATCCTAATCTAGCTGACAAAAACTTTGCCACTCTGTAGTCATGTTGTGGCGCCGTTCTCAATCGAGAATGGTACCCATACAACCCATCCGAAAAAAATGGAAATCTAACAAAGAAGATAGATTGGCGCTCAGGATAATCAATGTTGTTAACATCGACATACTTTCTTTTGGGGTGCCGCGCGAAAACCACTCCCAACTGTGTTCTTTCCACAGTTTTGAAACCTAGTTACTCTTGATATGTTATATATAACAATCATAATTCTCCAATTAGCTCAACATTGTGCTTTTTGACAAACGTTAATATAGATTTAGTCAAAAATTTATTAAATAGTCAAGTCCAAGATATCGTTGTCGAGTTCCTGCATCAACTGTGCAGTATGAAGTTGCTCATACATTTTCCAAAACTGCGAATCATACCTAACAAAGATTTCTTGTCCAGGATGAATGATTTTTGAGGCAACTAGTTGGGGAAATTGTTGTTTTCGGTCGGTACGATAAATCGCATTCGTCCTTGAATAAGATCGAGGATCATTCGCATACATTGCGAAACTGGAAGTCGTGAGTTTGGGAATGTAAACGCCAGATGTCCGAAGCGCATACATCCAAGAAGGCATATTGCCCGATTCTAAAATGAGATGACGTTCACTTTTGTTCCAATTTTCAAAATCTTGATTCTTGTATTCGATACCAAAGAAAACGTCGATCACTTCACCATAACGGTATTTTTTGCAGGCAAATAACCCACGGCCTGCATTCGGCAAGCTTGAAGTCGAAATACAACATCCTTTTTCGGCTGCGTGTTTGGCACACATGTATCCATAAGTACAAGAAGAATAACAACCTCGAGCGACACATTTGATGGTAAGTTGTTCGACATAGTCTGGAAAACGAGTTCGATAGGATTCTGCTCCAAAAAACGAAATGTCATCCGCTGTGGGACTCATCAGTGTTTGAAACCCACGCGAATCGGAAGATAACAAATGGTTTGTATCTGACTCCTTCTTAGTCTTCTTGGTTGGGGGCGAGCAGACTTGTTTACTAAGAGGGGGTCGAAAAATGCTGTGTAATTCCCAATTCAATTTTTTTGTCCCAAAGGAGTTTGGACTGGGGATGATGTGTGAATTTGGCAAATCACCACATTGCCATCGATCTTCACTGTCTACAAGAAACGTGCTCATGAAATTGAAATTGAAAATGAAAACAAAGTTGACAAGGCGAAGACCGTCTTCCGGGTTCGTTCTCCGGTTATCATGTCAAAAGAATTATTTATGGGATTAAAGAACCTTTACGGAAAAACAAATGTTTGCCGAAATGGTCCATGATAGTCTGAAACCGATTGTTTTGCGTATTTTTTACAGAATTTTTCAAAGTGCGTTTGATATAGATTTATTTTTATGGCTCTTGATCATCACCCGAACTTTTTTACATTTTGCAAACTTGCAAATGTAAAATGCAAAATGCAAAATGCAAAATGCAAAATGCAAAATGCAAAATA